TTAATACATAATCACCAACTTCTGCTCTATGAGGGAAATTACAAGTAACTCTAGCTTTACTCACATCTGTAGGCCCTGGGCATATTTCTGTTACTGCAATATTTCTGTCTATCGTTTGTAATACTTGCCAAGTGCCGGGTGTGAACATACTGTTGCCTGTGCCCAGTAAATTGGGGTTGGGTTTATTATAATTTGCAACAAATATGTTAGGCAAAAATGGTTCGTTTATACGAGTAAATTTATCGCTGTTGTTAGTCCATGTATTTGGACTAACTGTAGTTATCGAATAGTACAAGAATCCGTTGTATCGAACCTGTGAATTTTTCTTATAAGATTTATTCGCTGAATATGATTCTATATTATATAGGTCAGAAAAATCACTGTACAATGCAGGCATATCATCTAATGTAGCAACACTAAAATTAGTATCTCCCTCGATGACAGGACCGCTGGTTTTTAAATCAGTATATGTTCTATCTAATGGTTTAAATGTTAAATTTTTTCTATAAGGTCTATGAACCCATTTCTGTGAGTTATCAGTTATGTAGTGAATATAAGGACTTACTCTATCATCATTGTCGGCTACGAAACTAATAACCTGTGGATTGCGGGCTAAGTCATCGGATGCCAATTCAAATTCATAGAATTCAATATTTTTAGTATTTCCAAACTCACCTATGCGTACCATGTATTCTTCCAAGGGCTTTGTTGAACTTCCGTCGCTGTGAGTCAGTGGCTCCAGGCCTGCAAATACCTGCTTGGTTCCTTTTGTATAAGTAATCGCATTTTTAAATAATGTTTCTGTTTCTTCTTGTAAAAACAATTGACGTAATTCTGGATTTCTAGCTAGACCAAATTGAGCTCTACTAGCAGCCAGTATTGTTTTGTCATCGACAACGTTTTCTATGTCTAATAAATTTCTTCCAACTTCTGAGAATGTGTCATAGTTAGGAATAATAGAATCATCGCTGACAACATACCCGGGAACAAAATATTTCCCATCCCAAATTTGGCTCTTTTTGCCGCCTATTACAAAACTACGCTTGGTTGTACACTGATCCGGCAGGAAGTATATGTCATTGAACACGCTGATAGAATCTAAATGTACAACCGATTCGTAGGTAGCAAATGTTAATTTAATACCATAAATTGGATTACTAGTATCCTTGGTTTTAACTGTGATATTATCACCGCGCTCAACTAATAAGTCTTTACTGAACAATGGTTTATTTTTGCGATCCACACATTGTCCAACGTTTTCGTTGGTGCCTTCTAAATTTTCTAATTGTCCCTGTGGTATTGTCAATACAATACCAGAAGCCGCTGGATTTAAATCAATGTAATTACCTGGAGCAATAACTTCATTGCTCCAATATATAAATTGACTTGCACTCAACTGCCAATTACGTAGATCATATGATTCAACTTCTTCGAATTTAAATCCCTGGCTTTCTAAATATTTTCCATAGCCAACAATAATGTCATATATTTCTTGTCTGCTCGAAAATTCTTGTCCGTAGGTCAGTGATGTTAGTTCATTGCTGTACACATTCTTTTCTTTGATTACAATATTGCCTATAGTTTTAGCAGTTAGTGAGCTGTTCGTTGCTGGAGTAAGATAATTAAAATATCCCTGTTCATTGGCAAATCCATGAATAGAATATGATGTTCCGTTCCAAATTATTCTCATTGCAGAATAGAATATTTCCCTATCTGAATAATGTTTAATTAATCTAACTGCGTAATTTTCTTCAGGCACAAATAATGTTTTGCGTTGACTTGCAATACTTGTACTTTCGATTCTAATATTATTATTATTACTGAATCCGCTTAGTAAGAATTCTTTGTTAACTATTAAATTGTTAAATTTATCTATAACAGTTGATTTAAAATCTCGGTTATTAAGCGCACAAAATTCTGCATACAAACTTTCTATACCAGCAGTATATGTTATGACTCCGTTGACAACTTTTCTATGATAGTTGTGTTCGATGTCACTTGTCTGCCAAAATTTACTAGTGGAATCTAATTTAATTCCCCATTTGTTGGTTGTTACTTGTCCGGGTACCCAGTTTGTATTGACATATCTAGCAGGGCTGGCTAAGAATTTTAATTTCGCTTCTGCGGCCAGACCTCTTTGAGTATTAAGGAATACAGTTTCGAATGGGCCTTGCTGGCCTACTATCCATCCATTGTCGATCAGTGGTACTGCATCTAACCACGATAGCTCCGACGGGGCAAGCAAGGAACCATCAAGAGCCACAGGAAAAGCTTCTGGATCATCGACATTGTTCACTCTAGCAAAGAACGGATTAGTCTTGGGCTGTGCTGGTGTGCCAGTGTTTCCTGTGCGTAATGCCTTTTCTAATGCTGTTCTCTTAACTGTGTCAGTCCAAGAGTAATAAGTATCCCACCACATTGGTTTTAAGGTATACCCCAGCATTTCCCATGGATGACTATGTGGACGATCTGTGTCGTACAAATACTTATAGACTGCTCTCCATGAACCAGTCATTGTAGTAGCATCGTCGCCGCTGCCTAGTTGATAAATGTAAGTAAAAGGATCAGCTTCTTCGTAGGCGTCATTGGACATTGTGAAAATATTATTTTCTGCCATCCATGATAAGACTTCGCTGTTAACCACAGTTCTTATTTCTGACCATGTGTATCTGCCTGATCTAAAATAGCCCGGCTGATCTTCCAGCAAAGAAGCATTGCTGTTATTTTCTATGTCATATGCAATACTTGACCACACAGCTTTTTCATATTCAAATAATAACTGTTCAATGGTGTTGTTTGGATAATTGTTTTCGTCTACGCCATCTTCTAAATATAAACGTGTGCCGTCGTGTTTGCACAAGAAGTGCTTTGTGCCGTTGTAACTTGTGTCTGTATAAATTTCAGGTTGATAAACTGGGCTCAATCCAATTTTTGCCAAACTGGCAGGAATCTTAGAATTGAATTCGTCAGTCCATTGTCTAATTGTAACTGGATTATCGGCTGTTCCTGTTCCTGTTCCTGTTCCTGTTGCAATAAACAATTCTCCGACAGTATTACTTTTTGCACCTATACTGACGAAGTTAGTATTTCCAACTACTTTAATAATATATTGTCTTCCGATTTTAAAATTTCCGGCGACGGTTTCAGGTATAGCTTTTAATTCAATTGCAGTATAATATCCGTCTTCCGACACTAGACGATAATCAACATTTCGAGTTAATATTTTGTTATCGGCAACGATGTGTAGTATAGTTTCTTTACCAGCACTATGACTAATAACATTCAAACTCATGCTTAATGGAACAGTTAAATCGGAGCCAACAGTTTTAACTGTTTCCGTATAATTAATGCTGTTGCCCCAGCCCAGCATGTTACTGTGATACCAAAAGTTCTCATTATTAGTTTGATTTAAAAAGATATTACTAACTGCTAAATTTAAAATATCTAAACTAGACATAATAGATGTGTTATTTTTATCAATGACTTGTTGGAGTTCGAATGTTAACTTATTTAAAAATGAGTCGTAGTGCTTGCCTTGTTTAATAATGATTTCACTGAAGTCATATGGCAAGTTGGTTGCAACAATTGCCGCTTTTGCCAATGGGCTATTATGTTTTAATAATGTGCCACCGCCCATGCCAGAGACAATCAACGAAGGATCAGTTTGCAATGCTTCTTTTGCATTTGAAGCATTCGACTTTAAATTAATTGTATGTTGATACAATGAATAATAATTAATAACGTCGAGTTTAGCATTCAACGGATTTGTAGTTAAACTCAACGGAGCTGTTTTACTCACTGGATCTGACAGCACAGTATCCAAACAAATCTTATCTCCGTATTTTGATTTTTGATTTAATATAGGTGTAGAAATTAATTGCTGATAATAACTTAATGAACCATCTTCTTGAGTTATATCGCTGATAGTATAATCGTAGCTTTCATAAACTGGATTAGTTTTGTCTCGTAGATAAGCAAATTGCAAAAATCTCCATTTATTTACAGGACGAATAATCGCGGATTTAGTTATATTGTTAGCAGTCCAGAATAATCTAGTAGTGTCTATGTTTAATATATTATCGATATAATTAGAATCTTCTAAAATGCTAGGGGACAGATCTAATTCGATGACACCATTGCTTACACTGTTATTAAAACAATATGGTTCTTCTAATAATACGGATCGAGAAATATTATCTATTACTTCTGTTCGATAAAAAGTTATTGGGTAAGGTAAATCATGACAAACTATTTTAAAATTGCTGCCAGATATCAAAGGCATGACTTGTTCAAGATTGTGAAATCCTCTTTTACTAGAAAATCTAATTAAACCGTGCCCTTGCACATTAAAATAGAATTTTAACTTTTCTGTTTCATCATAAAATATATGAATAGTATTAAATCCGTCAGCAGTGGGGATTATCTCTTCGCTCCACTGAGTTTCTGTATTATCATCGTAGAACAAATCCTGTGTTTGTTTTGTGATATCCAAACCTCGTCGAGGCTGATAAAATGATATTGCATAATAAGAAGATGACAAATATTTGTAGCCAAACGGCCCTTTAATTTGTATTTCTTCCCCTGTAGTTTCTTCATTATAAGAAAATGTTTTATCTATGTCAGTTGTAAATTTTATTTGATTGGGACTAATGTTCAGTGAATTATTTTCATTGATTATATCAAAGTCAATGCTACTAACTTGTACGCTTCTGTCCAAGGTATAATCATAAACCGGACCCGAAGCAAAGTCGAGAATAACCCCGCCTTTATAATCAATTTCATTAAATGTTTCTAAGTGAACGTCATTGCTAGTATAAAATTCAAATCTAGGGCATTGATTTTTTGTTGTTTTATTCTGTGCAAACTGCCATCTGTTATTTTTATAAATTAATCTATAGTACTTAATATTAGAATTAGCAACAACTAAAGCACCATCACCTGTTACAGTCGTGGTTGTTTGTACAAAACTTGCATTTGTCCCGGGATTGGAAACTGTATAAATTCCATTACTATTTTCAAATACTAGTCTGTCACCGTTGACCAATGTGTAACCATACAAATCTTTGATACCGGCTTTTCCTGTATAATCTGAAACTTCTCCTGTTAACATAGTTGCAACTGTAGTCTTAATATTATTAGGCCAGTTATATAATTTTGTATATCTATTAAACGTAATAATAGGACGTTTTGCTTTATTTGCTTCTGTTACAATGTTACTAACTGACGTATCTAAAAAATCTGCTACAGTTTTAATTAAATTAATATGGTACCAGTGATCGATTACACCCCAATGATTTTCATTAGCGATATATTTGTCCATGGTTATATATTCTGGCTCTGAAGTAACAATTTGACTTCCGTCCCATAGTTCGCTGTCCCACTTAATTGCAGGAGCATCTACAAGCGGAGAATCTTTGTCCCATGGACGCTTTTTAAGATAGCTATTAGGAATTCTCTTATCAATGTTTGTTGTCCTTAAAAGTCCAATATTTTCGCCTACACCTATAACAAAATATGTTTTGAGTTCTTCATCTAATGCTTTGCCGGTACCGGTGCCTGGACCCTTTGCAGTAAACGAAGTTCCTGCAGAAGGCTGAGTATATATTGTAGTCAAGCTAACTGTTTGACTAATGTTAATATTATATCTACCTTTGCCGCCTATAGTTTCTCCTGCTTGAAGAGGTAGTACTTGATCAACAATATGCGTTCCTGGTGCTATTCCTTGTCCGACAATGAAATTTCCTGACTTTAAAATTTGTTCTCCAATAAAATCGGTGTTGTCTTCTGAGTAATCTGTGAACTCGTTAAAGAATTTTGTAATAGTTAAAGTAGTCCCTATTATCGAACCAGTAGACTTAGAATTTGGTCGGGCGCCGATTGCTATAAAGTTTGTATTTCCTAATTCAGAAATTTCATATTGTTTTCCTACAACAAAATTTCCTGCATTAATTTCATTAAAAGTTTTATATGCAGAATCAACAAAGCCAGTGAAGTAAACAACCATGCCGTTTTGTAATACCAATGATTTACCAGTTCCATCGTCTACTAGAGTTACACTTGGCTTTCCGATAACATCAGTGGCCATGGAAAATTTATTTCCGCCGGCAATTGCTTCTGCAAAATGCAGTCTTAATGCAGGCAAATCATTGGCAACCCAATAGTATAAGTGATAGTCAGATAGTCTTCTTGAAATGATTGGTAGATCTACAATATTGATATCCTTGTCTAATTGAATGCCATCTTTTAGTTCCAAGCCTTTTACTCGGAAATAATTTTCAATGTCCAAGTAACTTGCTTTGCCTAAATAAGAATCTTCGCCGTCTCTCATAACAAGCATGTTATTAGCTTGACTTTCTCGACGAATTTCATTGCTTTCTACTTTGAAGAATTCAGTGACACCGTTTGTAGCAGATCTTAACCCCAGTGTTTCTTTAAAGTTAGATAATTGACCTTTGCTGGTCATTAAATCTAAACTAGAGTCTAACATTTTCTTGTTAGGCTCTGTGACAAATACCTGCGGTAAAAGGTTTACATTTTTAACCTTTTTAGCGGCTAGTTCTGCTGGCTTTTTTGTTTGCTTGCTCATCGACTGATCCTAATGTTGCTGTCTGTAATTTCACTAATAACAATAATATCGCTGACTCCTGCGACGCTGGTTACGACTTCGTTGCTGTCTGGTTGTATTTGAAATAACGTACCGAATCTACCTTCTGCACTTATTGGAACTATGACAACACTGTTGAGTTCTGTTTTTAATGCAGTGTGTATGTATGCGGCTAATTCTGTGAAGTAAAAGATTTCTCCAAAGCCAAAGTTTCCTGGAGTAAAGAAAGTATCTATTGCATCAATGACTTTACTTTTAATTTCACTGTCTGTTAGTTTTGTTTTAAGACTCTTGACTACTTTGAACTGTGCTTGAAATTCTGGATCTGCAAGTGTTCCAAATAAAGGTTTAAACTTAACAGGATGGAATATCACTTCATCTGTGATCATTTTATATTCAACTAGATTTGCAAAATTGTCTCGTAGTTCTTCAGTGGTAGGAGGTAGTGGTGCAACAGTATTTGCATCATTTTTCTTTTTCCATGATACATAATCATCATTGTATGTTTTAGTTAAAACATACGCATCTATAATATTAGTCAAGCTAGGATTCAACGTTTGGTCAATATTAGTATTGTGTTCCCACTTAAAAGCAAGATCCATTTTTCCATTAACTGTTTCTAAAATATTTTCGTTGGTAGTCAGTGGCGCTGGAACATTGTAAGAAAAACTTCCTTCTTCGTAGTTGATTAATGCAATTTCGCTGGCGCCTATGATAGCATTAAAATGGTTTGGATCATCGGGCAAAAAGTCATTGTCTAAATCCAATGGAGTTACTTTGACTTTACTGTTATCAGTGTATCCATCATCATAGACATAATATCCGCTGATGCGATATTTCTTAAGTACTGATAATTTGGAACTAGAGTCCAATGTAACTAAACTGATGTAATCATTGCTAACTGATTTAAAGTTAGGATTAAACGTGGCTGCAAAATTAATGTTGTAAAAACGAATCAATCCTTCACTGCCAAATACATAGTCCAGCTGGCGACTAGTAATAGTCCAGCCGTTGCTTTCTCTTGTTACATTTAATATCCAGCCTGTGCTGTTGCTGTTTGAATTATAATTGGCAGTTGTATTTACTGGCGTAGTTATTATAGTCCATTTGGGAGTTAAGTTGTCAAATTTTAATGCAAACGAAACTTTTTCTTCTAATTTTTCAATAATTAATTCTCGTGTAACAGTATCAAATACCCTGGCAAATGGCGGCAATATTTCAACAAGCCTTTCAGTGTCTGTGACAGATGCGTTAATTTCCACTGGACCATGGCCGTTAGACAATAAACCTGTGTAAACATAGTCGATGTTTTCTATACCAAGCCCATCGCCTCGAATGTCAGATACAGTAACCCAACGAGTATCACCTACATCATTCTTTAATTTAATTAATGACCCGGGTCGCATTGCTCGTAGCTCACCACCTGTAGTAAATCCCAGTTTCATAGGAACTTTAGATGCCAATGACTCTGATATAAAGCCGTTACTCGAAGTTAAATCATTGTAGGAATATCTCCAACGATAGTCGCCGACTTTAAATGCTTGTGATCCACTTGCGTGTGCCGCTTTGCTTGTTCCTTGCTGTGCTCGACGCACTCCTGTGAATGTATTTCCCAATGCCGATGCAGTGCCAGACCCAGAACCAGCGCCCGTTGCTACGAATGACACTCCTGTCGTATTCGAACTCGCTCCGATTGCAGTAAAATTAGTGGTACCTATACTTATAATAGTATACGTTTTTCCATTAATGAAACTTCCTGCGTTTACTGTAATAACGGGTATACTAGTATATGTAAACAATTCATTATCTATTTGTAACATACCGCCATCGATGTCAAAATTATCAAATGCGTTAAGCGTGTTATAAAGACTTTCTACTGGAATTGTAATTATTGTCGATGTTGCATCCATAGCATCAACTGTAGTGGCATAATATATTGTTTTTTCTAATTTTACGCTGGGAAAATATTGTGTGCTAGTACTACCAGTGATTCCTGATAGATTTAACTTGCCGTAATAAAAGTTTAGTAATCCAATGTCTGTCAACTGTTTTTCAATGTATTCGTCTAATAAATCAACCGAGCGTTGACTTGCATCATCGGCAATATATGTGTTCTTGGACAGTTCGTCTTTGTACATGTAACCATCGTCGCCGAATTCGATTAATGGACGGCTCTTGCCTGTTGGGTCGCTTAGATCAACGTAACGACTGTGTCCACTGAATGTTCTATTTTCAGCTTTCATAATCAGCACATCACTGTTTAATGTGGGCAAGAATCCATTATAGTCATCGCCTGTGACCATTCTATTTTTACTGTAAAATGCTTCGGGCGCATTGCGTTTGATTTCATCAACGGTTTCACTGGGTAGACCAGTGATCATGTTGTCCTGTAGTTCCAAGGTTATTGTCAACGTCTGTGCTTGATTATTAGCATTGGCATAACCAATGTTGAAAGTAATATTAGTTACGTCGCCTGCTTTAACTCTTACAAAATCATTTTCGGCAATTCGATACCAAACTTTTATTTGTCCTGTTGGAACATTAGTAAAAGCGCCATCACCAAATTTAATACTTGTTATATCAGCATCGCTGTAAATTACTTCATACAAATCTCGTTCGCTGCCGTTGTATTCGTTGAGCACGATATTAGAAAAGTTTAAGTCGCCGACTTTTTTCCATGATTTTAATATTGCACCCGTGTCGTCGATTGATTGCACATAAAAATCTTCTTCACTGATATTTCCTGTGCTGGGAATATCGATGACTAAATTGGCACTAGGACTATAAATTTGTTCTACAATACTAACCAATGTTCCTTGTTTGACTAAACAGAAGAAACCAGTTTTTGTACTGCCCACGCCTTTGCCGTCATTTCTATACATGACACTGAATGCACTGTCTAAATTTGGTTCAGACTGAGTTAACATGCCATCCGTGCTGATATCAATGGGTAATATATCAAAGGTTAAATTTAAACCATCTACGTTTCCACCAATAGAGTAGTTTGTTAATAACTCCGTACCTAAATTATTAAAATTATAAACTTCAAATAAATTCCCTGTGGAAGTATTAGTGCTTCTTTTTGTGGGTGTACCAAACTGATTGTTGGAATTAAATGCCGCGTTCATTACTTTAATGAAACGTTCGTATTCTAATTCACTGGGATCTGCTCCCCACATAATTGTCTTATTAGAAAGATTCACACCAGTGCTGTCTAATATCGACTCTGACGTGTTGATTGCAACGACTTTCATAAAGCCTTGTGCTGGACGAACACGCTTGGGTTTATATGAAAGCATACGTGCAATACGCAACACACTTTCACGTTTTTCTGCTGTGTCTAAAATATTTTCTCTGGCATTTAAATCCATGCGGAATGCTAGATTTTGACCTACATAAGCAACCAAGTCTACCAATGCAATAAATTCGCTGTTTTGTGTATAATCGTTGAACTCTTCGGGGTAGTTGAATTGCACATAGTTGATCATCGACTGGCGTAGTGTGTCGAAATCGTAGCTACGGAATTCTGCGTTCTTAAAACTAGAATAGACTACTGTCCAGTCTTCTGCTCCGTATAAGTTTTCTTGTCTAATTGCCTTTGGCATAGTTTATCCTTTATCCGAGTTCTCGTTCAGCGGTCAAGTTTCTGTTAAACACCGCTACTAATTCTGTTTCTGTGGCAGTTGGAACATATCTTAAAATAATAGTTACTATAATTGTATGTTCGTTATCTACTATATCCATGTCCAATAAATCTAGTCTAGGATCTTTTGTTACAATACGCAGACAATCTGCTCTAATAGTGTCTATAGTTTCGTCAGTTAATGGATCAAACAATAGATCCCAAACAATGCTTCCGAACTCAGGACTCATTACTCGTTCACCTTTACGAGTATAGAACTCGTTAAGCAAGTCGCGTTTTGCAAGGTTAATATCGTAGAGTTTGAAATTTCCCCACGTTTTATCGACAGTACTGTAACCTTTGAATTTTCTCATACATGTATTTATTATAGAATAATGTATGTAGATAACGAGTCAACAAAAAAGGCACATAAAGTGCCTTTTTTTATCCTGTCGCTATAAGTTTATCGTTATAGCCCAGATACTCTGCCCACGCAGGATCCCGCATTTGATAAGGGTTATATTGTTTGACAACTTTGACCATTTGCCAGTAGTTTGGCTCTTTAGGCTTAGTCTTTGGCTCGATGGCTTTAGCACCTTTAAGCCAATTACAAGTACCACAGCAAGTGACTAAGTTACTCCATGAACTATCTCCACCTTTACTTTTTGGCTTGACATGATCCAGGGTTAAATCTTTAGCTTGAAACTGATCTCCGCAATACTGACAAGTATAGTTGTCACGCAAATAAACCATTTTTCGATTAAACAATACTTTATGTTTTGGTCTCACATAACGTCTAGTCATAATGATACTTGGCACAGGAATTGCCAGTTTTTGACTGTGAACTACCCAATCGTCGTACTCTTTGACCACACTAACTTTGTTTAGAAAAACAAGTTTAATAGCCATAGTCCAATCCACAACGCTGGGAGGTAACATAGATAGCGGAGTGCCGTCGCTGTTTAGTAATAGTGTATCACTCATATTTTTATTTAATCTTATAAATCGGTAAGCCGTAAAAATAATTATACAGCATTAAATATGTATTGTCAACTATGACAGTTTTTAAGGAGATTGAAATGGACATCGACTCACTGGAACATCACATCAGAACTGTGGACAATCGTCACACCCAAGTAGCAAGACAAATCGAACAAATCACAGCCCAAAAATCTTGGGACGAATATCAAGTAGAAACACTTAAAAAAGAAAAACTCAAACTCAAAGACGAGCTAGCCATGTTTTACCGGAGACGGCATGAGCTTATGCAAGAACATCACTACGAATAATTGACACAAATTCGATAATATTGTATAATACTTGCTTGTACCACACAAGCGAGTATTATATGAATGTAGCAAACTACAAACAAAAATATGCAAAAACAGGCTCAAGCAAATTAATTTTTCTTAAAAAAGACAAAATTAATAGCACACATAAATGGGTAGAGTATGCTTTGGATATTGTAGATATGTCTTCTATGTTAATGCAAACAAATAATTTAAAAGACAAATATGCATTAATGGATGCATTAGATACTGCACAACGTAAAAAAGATTGGCATTATCGCCAGGAAAACTTTCGTTTGCAAGATGCCATGCGTATTTTTGAAGCCGCTAGAGACGTAGCCAAAAAGTAATTGACACAAATTCACTTTTGTGTTATAATATACACTTGTTCAACAAAGGAGTTACTATGCCTACTTTAACTAATGCACAAAGCGCACAAATTAATAACACAGAAGTATACACTTTAGATTATGAAGCAGAAGCCCTACAAAGTTACGATGATACAGGCGATGATCTTATGGACGAGCTCGAAGTACGTGCAACTAATGTTATTTTGGAACAAACAAACTGGGACGCCCGAGAAGATTTGGGAGGTATCACAGTTTACTTCAAAGATAACACTTTAGTTGCATTCTACGATTACGAGCAGTTTAAAGGTACTGTTTTTAATTAATTGACATCTAGTCTCTATGCTGTTATAATATAGCATAGAGATTTTTTTTTGGAGACCAAATGTCCGATCCTTGCTATTATGTTATCAGCAGTTTAGAAGATCATAATCTTCGCACTAACAAAGAACAAATCATCCTTGCTCAAGCAGAAGCAGGCAACAATGAATTTTTTCATGGCTGTCGTCTTGCACTAGACAGCACAATTACATTTGGCATTAAACAAGTTCCAGAACGTAGCGGACCTGACGGTCCTGGTGTTGACTGGGAATCATTTACACTTGTCCTTACAGGATTTGTTAATAGAAGTCTGACAGGTAATCTTGCTCGTGACACTATTAACCAATTAATGTCTAACTGTACTAATGCACAATGGAACGATTGGTATCGTCGTATCCTTATCAAAGATCTACGCTGTGGTCTCAGCGAAAAAACAATTAACAAAGTAGTGGAGAAGAAATATGCTGATTATGCTATTCCTGTTTTTGGTTGTCAGCTTGCTCACGATAGTGCTAACCATGAAAGCAAAGTCACAGGGAAGAGGTTTATCGAAGTTAAACTTGATGGTGTTCGTGTTATCAGTATTATACACCCTGATGGTCGTGTCAATATGTTTAGTCGCAATGGTAAAGAGTTTGTTAACTTTCCTCACATAGCAGAACAGTTTGCCGCTATTGCAGATACATTGTTAGAGCCTTGGGTGTTTGATGGCGAGATTATGAGCAGTAGTTTCCAGGACTTAATGAAACAGGTACATCGTAAAAGTGATGTACAAGCCGAAGATGCCGTGCTACATTTGTTTGATTGTATTCCGTTGGTACATTTTGAAAAAGGCACATGGAATGCTACGCAAGAATTCCGCAGTAGTCATTTAACAGAGTTTATGCTTCATCATCAAGATTCATTGCCTAATATGACAATGGTAGGACAAGAACTTGTAGATTTGGACTCTGAAGCAGGACAACGCAAATACAAAGAGATTAATGCACTGGCCATCGAAGGCGGCTACGAAGGCATTATGATCAAGGATCCCAGTGCTCCTTATGAATGCAAGCGCAGTCATGCTTGGTTAAAACTAAAGCCTTTTATTGAAGTAAGTTTGGAGGTACAAGGTGTTGAAGAAGGTACAGGACGAAATGAAGGACGACTGGGTGCGCTCATATGCAGTGGAGACGACGGAGGCAAGTTTATTCAAGTTAATTGTGGTAGCGGGTTCACTGATAATGACCGCATTGACTATTGGACTAATCGTAATACACTTTTTGGAGCAGTGGTTGAAGTAAGAGCAGATGCTGTCACACAGAACCAAGACGGCACATATAGTCTGCGATTTCCTAGATTTCTACGATTCCGCGGATTTGAAGCAGGAGAAAAACTATGAACAAGGGTAAACTTGAAATTGATTTCGAAACCGCAGATCGAATTGCAGTAATTGTGCTCAAGGAACAGCGCCAGTACCTCAAGAAAGAACTAAAAGATTTTAAAAAAGGCGAATACTTGCACCCTGAAGATGTTGTGAATAATACTCGCGTAGTGCAGGCTTTAGATACTGTAATTAAACATTTTGGTGGCTAAAGTTTTTAACCTGGAGAAAAACTATAATGGGAAATCAAACTGATTACTTTGAAAAAAATGGATATATGCCAACATGGTACCTCGGAGATCGAGTGTTTGGTTATTGGAATAAAATTCCATTTATTGGAACAGTTGGCAACGACACAGTAATCAATCACACAGAAGGACCACGTATCAGTGTGCATTTGGATTTACCCATCAAGTTTGACAAACAAATACATCATGTTATAATAGTAAAACACAGGGATATTAAGGCCTTGCGTGAATACACAGATTAACGAACTGTATAAGGAAATATATGTATAAAACAATGTACAAAGAAGTTGAAGTAGATGTTGACTTGTCAGACTTTGAAACCGATGATTTAATTGAAGAATTAGAAAGTCGTGGTGCAGGCACCGGTGAGTTTGGTGATGGCAAAGATATCCTAATGGTTATCTATGAAAAGCGTAGATTGGGTCAAGACTATCAAACAGAACTTGAACAACTGATTTGGTTAGGTCTCGGCAAGTTTGTATGATAGCTATTACTATAGCTATACAAAATCCCAGCTTTCGGGATTGGAAGAGTTTTAAGAATATTCGTAATTGGTCCAGTGATACTCCTTTTAAAAATAAGTTCTGGGAGTTCGAGCTAATAAAGAATGACTGCATTGTTGAGATTGACTTTACTGTAAAAACTCGATGCGATCATGCTGGCGTCACACTACGTCTGGGATTGTTCGGCTACAGTTTTAATGCAAGTGTGTACGATAACAGACACTGGGACTATGAAAAGAACAGATATGTGATTTATGACAATCAAGGAGAGAGATTATGAAAAACTGGATACGAACAAAACTACATAACTTTATATGGCCAGAGCAAGAAGCATCAAGAGATCCTTATGGCAGCGATATAAAAGTGAATTCTATTAGTAGTGCTAGACATCACGGTCATAGTACATTAAGCGGTGCAACAGAACCTTTGAGATTTACAATATACAATGCTTCAGGAGGCAAAATTGTCGAAATCAGTCACTACGATCAAAAAACAGATCGGAACAGTACGAGCTTACATATTATTAACAATGACGAAGACTTTGGAGAAAGTATTGGAAAGATTGCGTTCATTGAGTTACTTAAAAAAGGATAAGGTCATGCTCACTGAAAAAGAAATCGGTTCAATACTTGCCGCACAGTTAATGGCTACTATCAGGAACAGAGACCAGTCTTATGTCAGCGGCGTCGGTGCTCAATACTCATATTTAGAAGCGCCTGGTAAAAAGATTATGGCAGAACTTACAGAAATGATGTTTATCAAAGCAGTAGAATGCGACAAGAAACGTAGACAAGATGATGTTGAGCAACTTGTAATGGATAATCTTAAAAAATGAAATGTACTACTTGTAGACAAGAGTATTCGATTCTCTGCAATTACAATCAAGGCCGATGTCCTCATCACGAACCTATAATTAATCTTCACTCATTAAGATTTTATAACTTTTTTCAAAGTATTAAAAATGTTTACAACAAACTCAAGTCTAAAGTATAAAACTTATAACAGAGACGATCCTGGATTTCATTTTAGTCCGGATAATATTATGCTGGTAGCTAGAGCAGGCCTTAAAATTGATACAAATTGTCCTAGAGAATATAAGATGATCATTGTCGAATGTATCAATAATGGATGGTTGCAGCCTGTGGCTTATCAACCCGTACACGAACACTTTATGGAAGAACTAACAAAATGACAAACCCTTTTAAAGACCAAGAACGATTTATGCTTGCCTGTGATCAGACAGTAGGCGAGTTTAATCAAAAACAATATAATTTATATCGAGATCTTATTTCCGAAGAATCTACAGAGCTCAATGCCGCTGTGGTACAAGGTGATAGGGTAGAAGAACTTGATGCTCTTATTGATATTCTAGTTGTTACTATCGGTGCCATTCATAGTTTTGGTGCTGATGGTGAAGCGGCATGGAAAGAAGTTATGAAAACAAACTTTGCTAAAATTGATTCAGATTCTGGTAAGGTTCGCAAGCGAGAAGATGGCAAAGTTCTCAAGCCTGAAGGCTGGACTGCACCAGCATTGGCGCAGTTCTTAAAAAATTAATAGGGCCACGGTCCTCGTTGTTTTCTAAGGACTTGTGTTATATCACCCGTTAAAGCATTTGCTTTAATAACAGAATTAGTCGAAAAACTTAAACCAGGTAAAGCAGTTCCGGTTTGTGCAAGATAGCTACTACCAAGGGCAAATGCCTGCTGTGGAGTTACTGCATTGCCAGTTTGTTTATTAAGCTGTCCTTTTCGTAGCAACTCAGTGGACTGTGTAAATCCTTGATTGATAACTTGCTCTTCTGAGGCAATTCTGCCATAGCTATTATTTGCCATCATTGCAGACTCTTGTATTCTTCTTGGACGATCTCTTTCATCTGCGGCGATAAAGCTGGCAGCTCTATCCCACTCACCGTTCTTATACATACTAGTTAAATCAATCTTTTCGCCTTTGACATAAGCATAACTAGCATCGCCTGTTTGATTTTGATAACTTACTAAACTGTCAAATGCATTTTGTGGAAGTTTACTCACACCTGCGCCTGCTAACATTTTTTTAACGTTTGCTTCATTCTTTGCTAAATCGGTGGCAAATAATTGATTTGCTTTGTCTGGTGTTACACCTTTAGTAAAAATTTCTGGGTCACTTGATTTTGAAGTCATCGTATCAAGTACTTTAGTACCTTGCTGTTCATTTTGTGCCTTAGCTACACTACCGTCTGTTAATACCCCTGACAACGCATTGCGTTCTGCTTCTGCATTTTGTCTGTTCAATCTTGCAGTTTCTGCATCCGTTTGAGTCGAACCTGATGCAGGGGTGTCTGCTACTTTACTAGCGAAGCCTGCACTCTGACCTTTACCGTCGTCGTGATTAACCGGAGAATATCCATTGTTTTCTTTTATCTTTGACTGTGCTTGATCGCTGGTAGTTACATTATCTACATCAACTTCTACTACTTCAACATTTGCTTTTGCGATAGGCGCACCTTGCTCATTATCTTTTGGTTGGCGAGGTGTTTGACTCGGCGCAGGATCTTTTTGCATTTGTTGATTTCCAATGCCTACAGGATTTATACTACTGCTATGTCCGAACCAAGGTTCGTGTTCTGGTACTGTTGAGCATATACTTTCAGTAACCCCTTGATTGACTATCAATGAGTTTAGTACTAAAGGATCAGTTTCACTAGCAGTCGGACCGTTCATGTGTATAACACCGGCAGTTTCATAGTGTCCTATCGAACTACTAATGTTACTAGACATCAAACTTGTTATAGTTGTATCCAGTCCTGCTCTTGTTCTTACGTTACCGATTGCTTCTCCGTGTATGTCTGCTCCTGCTTTGATATTAACATTCATCCCAGCTTCTATGTTCACATCTTTATCAGCATAAAGATTTAAATTTTCCTGTGTATGAATACTAATGTCTTTACTACCATAGACGTGTACTCTGCCGTCGGCACTGAGTTCCATCCAGCTTTCGCCAGCTTTACTGATGATATAAACGTGTCCACTGGTATCATCTAATAATAGTTGAGTGCCGCTGGTAGTACGAAGTCTGATCAATTTACTATTACCGTCTTTGTCTCCGTCATCCATGACAAATTGATGTTGCCCTGGTGTTAATATTCCTAATACCTTGCTCGGTGTTTCTCTAGTCACACTGCTGGTAGTTACTCCTCGAATAGTGTCGCCTTCGAGTCCTTGTTGCTTGAGAGCATTACTCATTGGTTTGTGCTCTACATATTTTTCTAAATCAGGATCAGAGTCTTTTCTATTCTTTGGAGCAGCTGGTTTATTTTCTCCTGTTAATGTATTTTTATAAGGAATTCCAGGAATACTAACTTGTGTGCCTCGTTGAAATAAACAGGCAAACCAAAAACCTTTATCTAACTTTCCGGCTGCAAATCCAACTAACACCCTGGCATCTAAATCCGGAGGCACTGCCCAAAAGCCATAGCTTTTAATAGTATCATCGTATTCTTTTACATTAGTACCTTGATCGTAAATGCTAGTCGATCCGCCGAATGGACTAGCATAGCTCACACCTATCCAACTAGCTTCGACATCAGGATCACCACCGAATTCTTCGATCCATACCTGTAGTCTTCCCATGTGTTGCGGATCATCATTTTTCTTAACAACACCGACATATATACCAGGACTACTAGCAACACCTTTATTATTAGTATTGCCAGTATAGTTTTGTGGGACTTTTTTCTGTCCGAATGGATTCATTGGACCTGTCATTTAAATTCTTCCTCTTTTTGATTTTTTAGTAATGTAATCACTGGCTGTTCCTTTCCAATCATTGGGTAACAATAATCTATCCTGACCTTGATTGCCATTTGACGGCACACCTATGCCAAAGTTGTAGTACTCTGTGGTTGCCTTAACACCATCATTGAATGTTTCGTACTTATTATAAGTTCCAGTTTTGACATCGAATCCTAGACCACTAGGATTATTAACGGCGGCTGGGCCTGGACGCTGAGTATTATTACGTTTCCAATCTTCTAATCCTCCGCTGCCACTTTTTTGTAGTGCTTCTGCTGTCAGTGTTTCTGCTGGGTACGGTTTATAATTGGAAATGCCTGCATCAGCATATGCTTCTGCTGATAACTTATTAGTATATTCAAAGTGAGCTTTAGTTTCTGCGATATACTGCTCTTTTGCCTTTGAGTATGCCATGTCTTTAGTTACTTGTGGCGGCGTTTCTGTTAAGGATTGTGCATTTACAACCGGGTCATTTACAACTGGGGGTGGATTATTTGCAATTTTTTCTCTATAACGATTTAAAGCAGTTAGTACAGGCCCAGACGAGTTGTTAGCATCACCGCGAACAACACCAGCGGCTCCCATACCTTCTTTACCGGATAAATTATCTCTGGCAGCATCGCCATTTCGTTCTCGTTTTGCCTGTTCTCTTAATTCGGCAACTTTGTCTGCTTCCCTTACATCACTGTTTATTGCACTTGTCATAAACTGTTCAAATGTAACTTCACCTACTACTCCCTTGGGCAGTATATAACTAGGTATAGTAAGATCTTTTCTTGCTTTTAATTTCTGAGTCCACTTACCTTCTTTAAAACTATTTGTCACTGACCAAACTTGGTAGATTCCAAGAATTTGATCTGTGGTATTAAACAGCATTGTGTCATTGCTGTCCCAGTCTGTCGTAGGAGCTTGACTATTAAAATAAAATAAGTTGGCACCTTTATAAAATTGTGCTTGGCCATAGTCGCCCCATGCATTGACCCTTGTTCCCCAGTCTGGATCTAAACTTGGCATTTTGTCTTCGATCAATGTTTTAATTTGTTCGTCATTGCTACTGGAAAACTCTATTTTGTCTAACTGGTCTTTACCCACTAACATAGCGTTGGGCATTCCTAACCAATAAGGATCTGCTATTATTTCCAACTCCATGTCGATCAAATCTCTCGGCGCTAACAACACAGTAAAGATTTTTTCCATGAGCTTTTCGTTTTCTGCTTTTGCAATATCTATGTCTTCTCCGATTACATCTGGTTCCATTCTAGGTCTTAGACTAGAATAATTAACAGATAAAATTTCATTGTAAATTTTCTTAAAGTCCACGTCTTCTGCAAACTTTGGAGCCATTGTTTCTAATAACTCAGTTCTGTTATTAATGGAATTGGTAGGCAGTCCAGCTTTTTCTTTTGCTCTCAACACATTTTCTTTTTCAAGTATGGCTGCATTGATTGTTTGTATGTATTGTTCTAATGCTGCCTTTCTTGCTTTGTTTGAACCTTTTCTGTTTATTTCAGCAGAAGCTACTATTGCACTTTGTTGTAGTTCCTTAAGTTCTTTTCTAGCAACACCATTTTTGTCATTTTGAACATAAGGAGTAACATCTTTTCTATAGTTTTGTACATTCATTGCTCCTGGTCCGGTGGTTCCTCGATCTGTCCATATCACTGGAAAACTAGGCAAACTATAACTTTGATTAAACTGTAGATCTACTTTAATAATATCTGTACTCAAGCCGGTGTAGTTATGATAATACACTTTTCGCAGTAATCCTTCTTGAATATAATATCTCAGCTTGCTAATAACTTTGTCTTTGCTTGATTGTCTATTCAATAAATCAAGTTCGTCAGGATACTGATACATGTTTGGTTGATCAGCCAAGAATATTAAAAAGACATGTTTAACTGCGTAACGTCCTCGAATATAGTCAAAGTTTTTATTAACAGTATAGGTTTCGATTCTAAAAAATTGATATGGTTTACCCATGTTATCTTCAATGATTTTTTTATTAGCTTCACTGCTGCCGCTGGCGCCCTGCTTTTGTCCTTCTTTTTTGCCGGGCATTAAATCGGAAACTTCTTTAGTACTCATTAACACTCTATTAATCCAAGAAATAATAGTTGTGCCCGGACGAGCAGTAATATCCCATTTTTGTTTTCCTATTCCAAAGCGAGATAAAAAAGATTCCTTTACTGCCGGATCTGCTTTGCCTTTACTTGTAAACGTAAAATTTTCCACGTCGGGCTGTACAAGGAAATGGTACTCGTCGTGAAATGGATCTGTTTCGGCAGGGTGTGCTCCGCCACCATTACCTCCGGTGCCTGCTTTTTGTCGTGCTTCAGCGTATCTGAATTCTTTGTTTTCTAATTCAATGCTAAGTTGTTCGAAGAATTCTTTGACATTCTCTACTTGAATCTTAGTAGTATCTTTAATTGGCTGTACCAAATCCGTTTGACTGTGATGATTTGCATGAATGAACTTTAATACATACTCACTGCCTTTTTCACTGACACTGCTTTTAACGTCTGTGCTTATCAACATAATAGGCCAAACGTATTTAAAAGGACTGTCTATGCCAGTTTCGCTGATAAAATCTTCAGCAAGTATTTCTATCTCTAACAAGAATCTTGCATCTAAATGATTATCACAGCCTACTTCAAAAGCGGCAGCTCTTATATAATCAAAGAATGTAAAACCCATGGGTTCGAAGATTTTTAAATCTCCGTAGCCATTGTATGCTACACTTGTTTGGAAGTTAGGACTTACTAAGTTATCCCAATTAATTTCCCCCATGACAAATCTACCAGTGGCCGCAGTTTCTGAAATAACTACACCTAACCTAGGATCTAATTTGTTTACGTTTTGTGGATTAACAATGGTTAATCTCGAATAATATGTATGTGCCATTACTTGTCGCCTAATTTCAATAAAGGATTTATTAATATACCAACATCCGATTTTGTTGGTCGAGGTCTTTTAGTACCACCCGGCCCTGTTTTATTTTTTTCTTGTTCGTTTTTCTTAACGGCATCGTTGATAACCGAATCATCTGGCGCAGTAGGTTTAGTAGTAGGTTTCCCGGGTCTGTTTTTTTCAACTTTTGCTGTGCTTGTCAATAAATCTCCGGAGCCTTTTTCAAAAGTAGCAATTCCTGCATCGTTCTTTGGATCAATGGGAACTCCATTTTTTCTAACTTCGTAATGAACGTGTGGTTGTTCATTGGCGCCAGTTGCCCCGCTATATCCTATCAATGATCCGGATGGTATTGTTTGACCAACTTTATAGCCTCCGGGATTGTTATCATCTAAGTGTCCGAACACATATTCTTTACTAGGATCATTGGGGTCTTTTACATATAATGCTTTGCCATATCCCAATTTTCCAGTGTCAATTACCCTAGATACTTTTAAATCTTGATTAGCATATATCGGACTGCCTACTCCTGCGCGAAGGTCGATACCTTTGTGATCGCCACTGCACGTCGGGCAAGGTGGTTTTCTTTTTCCAAAACCGGATGTAATCACTGCCATTAGTTAACTCCTGCGAGTTTTTCTAACAATGCCATATCCCTGGGAACTAAAACTGTTAGTCCTGCTGTAAAATCCCATATAGGATCTTTAATCAAATCTGCATTAGCCAACGCAATCATCCACCAATATCTACTAGACCCGTATTGTTGGTAACTGAATAAATCTATTCTGTTTTCACATTCTGTAGGTACCACTACGTAGTCACCATTAACAGTAGACATTACTGGAAGTTTAGCTACATCTAAATAAAAACTTCGATATCGACTGTCACGTAGATAACTTTTTGTATCATACATCGTTCCAGAAAAATTATTTACTGCCATGATTAAATGTATCCTTGACTGTTTAACTTACCAGCGGCAAAATCTTCTAAATTAAAAGTATTAACAGTTTTATATAAATTCTGTTGCACTAACAATCCAATGCTTATTGTAAAAAACACAGGGAGATAAATCTCTTTTTGTCGACTAGCAGTAACAACTATTTCCGGAACTTCACCTTCAGGAATGGCATTTGTTGGTACATTATTTTTTCTAACAGATTCAATGTCTTTATATATATCACTGCTTGGATCTATTTTGCCTTTAACATAATCTACATCTTCGGGAAATGTCATATTAAATTTACTGATGACCACAGGGATGTTATCAAATACTTGATTACCATAGGCAAAGAATCGTAGTATTCTCGGAGGTAGGCCGCGCAGTGGATCGGTTCTGCCATAATTCATTTTTGTATATGTACGCAAGAATCTCAACGCATACACACTTAAATTGAAATGTTCGCTGGTATGGGCACTGAACTTGCAGGTCATATTGATACTGGGATTTTCGGTTCTTCCATAACCATATGTTTGATAGTTGGTATGGCTCATAGCATAACTATCATATTTGACTTCTTGCCCGTATTCAATCTGAGGTGTATACGGGAAATCCAATTTCTTAAGATTTCCCACAGGGTTTCTTGGTTGTAGATATACTGTACTCATATCATTATTTATAGTGAAATAATGTATAGTTTTAATGAAAAGACTTGACAGCAGTAATAAAAATGTGTTATTATTAGTCTATGGCAACATCACAAGCAAACCCACTAGCAAAACAGTACTTGACCAACAAGGAACTACTTAAAGAAATTCATTTAAGTAAAAATCAATATAGCAGTTATTCTAAATCAGAATATTCTGACTACGATTTAATTCTACCCAGCGTAGATAAGATTAATATCAGAACTATTGCTGATGCTAAACGAACCAAGGCACTACGTCTTAGTCATTTAGCACTGACAGAAGCTCAAACAATTAATTCAAAAGCTAAACTAGCAGAAGTTGAAATTGACTATAAAAAAGTTCTTAAAACAGATGTCGTGTTTAGAATTATGACACACGATCATATACCTCTTGAACCTGGACGTAAAAAGACTCCTAAGAATCGAGGCGATCATCACAGCAAATGTAACTTTCCCCCATTCCAGCATTTTAAATTCAGCACAGAAGATGGCGCAGGTAAAGATGATTTAATCTGCGTAGGCAAGAGTCACTGGAAAGGTGATATGGACACTGGTGCATTTAATTTAGAAGGCAGTATAACAAAAAAACTAGCCAAGAGTTACATGTTACTCTGCGAACGCTACAGTATGCGCTTCAACTGGCGTGGTTATACTTACGTAGACGAAATGCGCTCACAAGCATTGCTACAATTATCACAGATAGGACTACAATTCGATGAATCAAAATCGCAGAACCCTTTTGCGTATTATACTGCCGCTATTGACAACAGTTTCACTCGCATCCTTAATATTGAAAAGAAAAACCAAATGATTCGAGACGACTTGTTAATTCAAACAGGTAGCAGTCCCAGTTTCACTAGACAATTCGAACATGAAACAATGATGCGTGACGAACGCGAACGTATCGCTAATCTTAAAACAGAGGATTTCTAATGGCAGATATGTTTAAGAAGGCGGCAGTCTTTACAGACATTCACTTTGGCATGAGACAAAACAGCAAAGCCCATAACGACGATTGTTTGAGTTTTGTCAAATGGTTCTGTGCCGAAGCAAAAAAGCAGGATTGTGACACGGCAATCTTTATGGGCGACTGGCATCACCATCGTGCCACAGTCAATGTCAGTACATTGAACTATACTGTCGAAGCCATTGATTATATCAGCAAACACTTTGAGCGTTTCTTTTTTATTGCTGGCAATCACGATTTATATTATCGTGAGAAACGTGACTTAACAAGTATTCCATTTATCAAAAATCAAAAAAACGTAGTTTTGGTAAATGACATTTACACAGAAGGAGACGTCAGTCTTGTTCCGTGGTTAGTTGGCGAAGAATGGACCGGCATGAAGAGATTACAAAGTCGTTATGTATTTGGACATTTCGAACTTCCTAATTTTAAAATGAATGCCAATGTTGCAATGCCGGATCACGGTGGATTGAATCGTGGGCATTTCCCTAATCAAGAAAAGGTCTTTTCTGGACACTTCCACATGAGACAGCACAGTGGCAATGTCAGCTACATCGGCAATGCCTTTCCACACAACTATGCTGATGCCTGGGATGATGACCGGGGTATGATGATTCTCGAGCATGGTGGACAGCCCAAGTATATTGCTTGGCCAGATGCTCCAAAATTCAAAACTATTGATCTTACAAGATTAATCGATGATCCTACAAAGTACATGGATGCCAATTCATTCCTGCGTGTTACCTGCGATGCTGACATTAGTTTTGAAGAAGCAAACTTCTTAAAAGAAAGTTGGCAAGAAGAATACAAGCTACGTGAGATTAGTTTGATTCCTGCAAAACGAGAAGAACATGCACAGGATTGGAGTGGAGACGTACATTTTGAATCCGTGGATCAAATCGTTGTACAACAACTTACAGCCATCGAAAGTGAAGTCGTAGATCGCCAAACACTGATTGACATCTACAACGGACTTCACGTATAATATACATTCATGATTAAATTAAAATCTCTAACAGTTAAAAACTTTCTCAGCGTAGGCAATGTAACCCAAGCACTAAAATTTGATCAACACGGTCTCACACTAGTATTGGGTAATAACTTGGACTTGGGTGGTGATGGTAGTCGCAACGGCACTGGCAAGACTACTATTGTCAATGCACTGAGCTATGTCTTATACGGCAATGCATTAACTAACATTCGCAAAGATAACTTAATTAATAAAACTAACAGCAAAAGTATGTTAGTTACCTGCGAGTTTGACTGCGAAGGACATAGTTATCGTATTGAACGTGGACGCAAGCCAAACGTACTTCGTTTCATTGTCGACGACAAAGAAACCGACAACCTTGAAACAGAAGAACAACAGGGCGAGAACAAAGAAACACAGGCAGACATTGAACGCATACTTGGCATGGGCCATGATATGTTCAAGCACATTGTTGCACTCAACACTTACACAGAGCCGTTCCTTAGTTTAAAGACCAATGATCAAAGAGATATCATTGAACAGTTGTTGGGTATTACTCAGCTCAGTGAAAAAGCAACATTGCTTAAAGATTTAATAAAGAACACTAAAGATGCAGTCAAAGAAGAAGAATATAGAATCAAAGCCATCGGGGACGCTAATACTAAAATTAAAACGTCTATCGAAGATTTGGAACGTCGTAGTCGTTTATGGCAGACAAAACAAACGGACGATTTAGAAAAACTTGCTGCCAGTATCAATGAACTAATGAACATTGACATTGCCATTGAACTAGAGAATCACAAGGCTCTTGCGTTGTGGCAGGCCAATGAAAAAGAACTTAAACGTCATAATAAAGATTTAGCTACACATCAAAGTACTATCAAAATCTTAAAAAGTAATTTATTGAAATTGGAAAGTGCTAAAACTAAAGCCGAAGCACATCAATGCCATGCTTGCGGGCAAGACATACATGACACTAAGCAAGAAGAAATGATGACGGAGATAGACGGTGCTGTTAACAATCTTAAAGAAGATTTAGTTGAAGAAGAAACTGCTTTGTCTAAAGTCACAGAAGATATCGCTAGCCTAGGTAAACTAGGTACAGCACCCGCAGTTCGTTATAGTAATATTGATGATGCTGTTAATCATAAGAGTACATTAGAAACAGCACAGGATCAATTTGAGCGCAGAGCATTAGATCTTGATCCTTATGTTGAACAAGCAGAGCATTTGAAGACCAGTGCTTTGGAAGAACTTAACTTTGACAGTATCAACAGACTAACAAAGTTAAATGAACATCAAGAGTTTTTGCTTAAACTGTTGACCAGTAAAGATAGTTTTATTCGTAAGCGTATTATTGAACAGAATTTGAGTTACTTGAATCATAGATTAGCACATTATCTTGAAAAGTTAAGTTTACCGCATGAAGTAAAATTCCGCAGTGACTTAGAAGTAGATATTACACAGCTTGGACAAGAGTTTGACTTTGATAACTTGAGTCGAGGTGAACGTAATAGACTTATTTTAGGCTTGTCGTGGGCATTCCGAGATGTCTACGAAAGTCTAAATAGGCCAATCAATTTGTTGTTCATCGACGAAATGATTGACAGTGGTATGGACGCCAATGGTGTTGATAACAGTTTGGGTATTCTTAAAAAGATGGCTAGAGAAAATCGGAAGAATATCTTCTTGATCAGCCACCGCGATGAACTGGTCGGGCGTGTAAATAACATACTACAAGTAGTAAAAGAGAATGGCTTTACAACATTCAATACAGATATAGAAATGGTAGAAGCATAATGACAATAGAATCAAAAGCACTCGATGCTATTAAAAAAGCCTGCGAAAAAACAGACGACGAAATTATTAATGCAACATCGTGGTCTGAATTAAATTTTGATAGCTTACAGACTGTAGAATTAATCATGCAAATGGAAGATCTATTTGATCTTACCATCGAAGACGAAGATGCAGAAAAATTAAAAAATTACAACGATTTAATAACTTTTATAAAAGGGAAAACAAAATGACAGAAGAAAACACAACTCCAGTAAATACACAAGAAGAACTTGTTAAACAATTCCAATTGTATATTGAAGAGAACGAAAAGTTCACGACTAAGAAAGTTAAAGCAGCCGCTGGCCGTGCTCGAAAGGCATTGCAAGAAGTTGCCAAACTTGTCAAGCAACGTCGCAAAGAAATCACTGAAGAGAAAGCGGCGTTGTCAGTTAAATAAAACTGATGACATGGCTTTACCAAGGTGATTTAATAGAAGAACTTCCTGAGGACTGTGTTGGTTTTGTTTATCTCATTACCAACTCAGTCACAGGCCGCAAATACATAGGCAAAAAATTGGCAAAGTTTGCAAAGACAAGTTACAAAGTTGTCAAGCAAAAAAATGGCATTAAAAAGAAAAAGAAAATTCGTTCAAAAGTCGATTCTGACTGGAGAGATTACTACGGGAGTAGTGATGAATTATCTAAAGACGTTACCACACTAGGCAAAGAAAATTTCACTCGTGAAGTTTTACACTACTGCACATCCAAGGCTCATACTTCATACTTAGAAGCAAAAGAACAATTCGATAGAAAAGTTTTAGAAACAACAGATTACTACAATGGCCAAATATCCGTTCGCGTCCACGGATCACATATCATAAACAGAATTTAAATCGGCACCGGCCACAAAGACACTACTGATAATGCCCGTACCGGCAAGTTAAACAAGGTACCCAATAACTGGACTCCGTGTCGCAGGGAAGGAACTTCTGAGCAGTAGCAGAGACATGATTGCCACTATCCTTAACAGGACGCAACACAAGGTATGAAACGTGTTGGCAAATGTATAGTACGACCAAAAAGAGTAGGCACTGCTGAGTCATTGCAACCTACATGAATTAAGATGTTTATCTATTGGCTACTTAATTCTGCGTTATAAGAAGAGCTACATAAAAAGGTACAGCGTAACCGCCTTTACTAGTAATAGTTGTAGTAATAGATTACGATAATGGGCCTCCGACAGGATTTTCCAATTTTTACTTTTCGTCCTTAACAGGGCGAAGTACGACTGCAAAACCTTGACAAGTATTATCTAAGAAGAACAATTGATAACAATGAATTATGTTAATAAAAAGAATTCTAAGATTTGTGTTTTACTGTAAGTAAAAGGTAAATCTTGTTGTTCTACGAACAACTTAAATCATTTCTTGTGTTAATGTATCTTTTGGTTTAATGCCTCGATCTAGGCTTATCTTATCTTTGAGTATTTTAAGGAATATCTTCTTCTCTTCAAATGTAATATTCCATAGGTCATTATAACTCTGTCCTGAGTATATAGCCAATGTTGCAATATCTTCTATTATGGCTTTTGATTCCTTGTCTAAAGAGTTTAAGAACTTTAGAATGTCTGGCCCAGACTTCAAGGATAAAAGCCTTATGCGAAAAAAGTCGTTGGATTAAGGTCTAAACTAGATTTAAATTCGGTGTTGCAATTTTTACAACTCACACTAAATTCTTTATCCACACCCATTGTACTGGTCATCATTATAGATAATTCAATTTTTGAAAAATCATTTTTGCTGAGATCGTTGATCCAGTCTTTGATGTTTGCATTATCAGTTACAGCTACTCCGTCTGGTAATAACACAGTGTCTATACAGCTACTGACAATTTCTATGTTTTTTTCAGTTAAAATTTGATAACTTCGTTGCATTAAATTTACTTTAGTTGCTTCGTCTGCATTATTTTGTTCTGCAAGTTGTATATTTCTAATCTGTTCAAACTGTACCCAATTTAAGTTCAATAAATTTTGCACAGTAACTGGTTTGATAAAAATTTTAATTCCATTATCTAATTCAACAGGCTCTAATTTTTCAACAGTTTTTATACTGCTGATAATTTGATTTAAGTTTATACTCACTTCGTTGGCAGTTTCGCAGGCAGTGCATTTACAATTAACATCTAAATTATCACCATACGTACAACGCTTGATACCAACTAAAACAGCATCTAAGTCAATGGCCGGCATGGACATGGGATCAGTGATTGAAGGAACACAGCTATTAATCATTTGAGTTATTGCGCTGCCGTTTAGTAAAGCATCTGCGTTTTTAAGCATTAGCTCATCTTTGGCGGTCAGTGGATAAATTGGGATCTCACCCATTTCGTTAAACTCTGTGGGTTTTTCTTTATAAAAGTTTCCTTGGCTGGGCAACTTAATCCATATTCCAGGCTTTCTAAAATATTGTTTTAACGGGTTGACTTGGTTTTCCATTTTTTCTCCAACTAAATAGTATATAAAGTAATTACTCTTTATTTATATACATATTTAATGGCAGATCCAATTAAAGTCTACGGAACAATAAATCAAGCGACCTCTGGCTTCGAGTTCTCTCTTGACGGCATGGCTAGTTACAGCCAAATGAAGAAGTTGTTGGCAGTAACTGAATCTATGGCTAAAAAAATGGGAGCAGATGCCACTGGCCCTAGTAAAGAAGAAAAAGAAGAAGTAGATTTACTTAAAGATAAAAACAAACAGACTAAGCAGTCTATTGATCTTGAAGAAGAACAACAAAAAAGATCCAATGAACTTGATAAAAAGTTTAGAGATTTAAGCAGGACTTCATCCTTTCTTCAAGGTAATTTAAGTGCCGCTGGCACAGGATACACAACAGGTTTAACATTATTAACCACTGGAGTAGGAACATTACTGGGTGCTTTGTCTGGATATGCTGACCAACTGCAACTGGGTTTACAACGAGGTATCAGTGGCGGAGTAATGGATTTTGCTATTGCTGCCAAAACAGGCGGTGTTAGTCTAGGATCATTTTCCAAAGCATTGGAAGAAAGTGGCGGCGCATTTGCCAGTCTGGGCGATGGAGCAACCAACGGTGCTAAGAACTTTGGATCATTAATTGGTAGTGTTAGAACAGCTACAGCAAGCGTAGGCAATCTAGGATTAAGCAACGATCAATTGGCATTGCTTACAGCACAACAGGTCAAGGTAGCTGTTTCACAGGGTTTTAAAGGCACTGCTGCTCAAAATGTTGTAATTAATAACACTCGTGCATTGGCTAAAGAATTAGATATACTGGCAAATCAAACTGGTAAGAGTGTGTTAGAAATGACTCAGGCCGCGGTAAAATTAGCACAAGATCCGTTAGTAAGTAGCTTTGTTAGAGATATTAAAACGGGCGGAGCAGATGCCGCCAAAGCATTAAATTCATATGCCGCCAACTTTACTGCATTGTTTGGCAAAGAAGGAGATAAACTAGCACGTGATACTATTGGTCCTGCACTGTCCGGACTGCCTATGATTATCAATGACACGGGTAAAAACCTAGCATTGGCCAGTCAAAGCACATACAATGAAATAGATAGACTAGCCCAAAAAGCTCGCAGTGGCGAAGCAATGACCGATGAAGATAGACAGCGTTTATCCGAAACAATTAAAAAAGAAGTTGCACAGCGTGGCCAAGAACTTCGATACATGTCTGAACTAGGTGGGCCAATGGGCGAAAGTGCTAAACAGTTTCTGTCATTGGCACAGGAAGTTGAAAACTATAATAGTGCCGCAGGTGAGCAACGTAGAAAAGAAGACAAAGCCGCACAAGAGTTTAATACGGCAATGAATCAGTTTAAAGCAAATTTACAAGCTCTTGCAATACCATTCTTGAATTTAATCAACGGTATTGATTGGACAGTTTTCATTAATACTCTCAGTGCATTTGCTTCAGGGTTAGGTACTGTATTACATTTACTTGATCCAATTGGTAAATTTTTAGGTATGGGTCCAGGCGGATTAATAGGTGCAATACTAGGCTTAGTGGCAGTTATAGCTATAGGAAAAACTGGATATGGCTTATTGAATAAATCAGTGACATCTATGGCAGCTACTTTTACAGAATCGGCTGCAAAAATTAAATTAGCTGCCGACAGACTTTTAGGCATTGGTGCATCTGGAAAACTAGGAAAGAAAGCACAGTCTGCTAGCCTAGCTACTGCAATTACATTAGACTCGGTAAGTAGTCCGTCTACAAGCAAAATTGGCAAAGGTATAGCCAAAGCAGGATTAGCTGGCGGCCTTGGTGGTATGATGGGCGGGGGCCTAGGCCAAATGGGCGGTGAATATGCTACAGAGAAACTGGGTCAAGAAAAAAACTCAGGCGGCGCAATTGGTGGAACAACAGGTGCATTAGCCGGTGGCATTGCAGGCGCAGCAATCGCCGGAGGATTAACAGTTGGCACAGCTGGGCTTGGCGCATTTGTTGCACCTGCAATTGTCACAGGCATGTCAGCACTGGGGGGTTTTCTGGGTAATGTTGTCGGTAATACAATAGGAGATTGGATGAGTGATGATTCGTCTAGTCTAGCAGAAACAGACATGGCAGCAGTTGATCAAAGTAACCAATATCAGCAGGCCAGCTTGAAACAAGGTCAACAATTAAACGCCAAAATTGATGCGCTAAATGAAAATATGGGATATGGTAATAGTATAAGTGCCAGGGGTGTAGCAGTTGCAGAAACAGGTAATAGACAATTAGCCAACTTACAATACGGTAATGCTTAATAAATACTACAACAGGATTAATAAACAATATGTCATGGCGTAAGCATTTTCAGATACCACAAACAGCCAATGAAGTAGCCAAATCAAAAGTAGCTACAGGTAACCATCACGGCAGTAGTAGTAAGTTCAGCAGTTGGCTAAAAGACGTATACGCAGGAACACCAAACCGTGTTGAGCGTTATATGCAATACGAAGTCATGGATCAAGACAGCGAAGTCAATGCCGCACTTGATACAGTTGCAGAATTCTGCACACAATTTGACTACGAAAGCAATTTGCCTTTCAGTGTTGAACACTTTAATGAACCAACAGAAGCAGAAGTAAATGTATTAACACGTAGTTTACGTCAATGGTGTATGATCAACGACTGGAACAAACGTGTATGGCGTATGATGCGTAGTACAATTAAGTACGGCGATGGCTTCTTTATTCGTGATCCAGAAACATACGAATTGTTGTATGTAGATGGTGCAGACGTTAGTAAAATTATTATCAATCAAAGCAAAGGCCGCGAAGTAGAGCAATATATTATTAAGAATATTAGTATTAACATTGCTGACAAAGTAGCAACCAATCCTTTGATTGCGGATCAAAACTATGGTCCAACACAGTTTAATAAAAGTGCTTTTACACAATTTGCCAGTGCTAACACAGGCAGCAACAGCAATACAAATAATGCAGAAACAGCAGTAGATGCAAGCCATGTACTGCATCTAAGTCTAAGTGAAGGCATGGACACTAACTATCCATTCGGTACAAGTATATTAGAATCAGTGTATAAAGTATTCCAACAAAAATCATTGTTAGAAGACAGTATCATTATCTATCGTGTACAACGTGCTCCAGAACGTAGAGTATTTTACATTGACGTGGGTAACATGCCAGCTAACATGGCTATGAGCTTTGTTGAGCGTGTTAAAAATGAAATTCACCAACGTCGCATGCCAAGTCGTACAGGCGGCGGCACTAGCATTATGGATGCCAGTTACAATCCATTGAGTATGTTAGAAGACTACTTCTTTGCACAAACAGCAGAAGGTCGTGGCAGTAAAGTTGAAGTATTACCAGGCGGTGATAACTTGGGTCAAATTGATGACTTGAAATATTTCACCAACAAGCTAATGCGAGCAATGCGTATTCCTAGTAGTTATATGCCAACTGG